CCGCTAGTTACGCCAATTCTGGATTTGCAGTAGCGAATAGTGGCAGTTCATATGCTAACTCGGCTTTCTTAGTTGCTAATAATGGTGTTGGTATTGATGTTACACAAAATACCAATATTACAAATGCTGGCACTTATGCTAATTCTGGATTCTCTGTTGCTAATTCTGCTGCCATTTATGCTAATTCTGCTTTCTTACAAGCAAATACTCCTAGTAATGTAGCAAACTCTGCGGCTTTGTATGCTAACTCCGCTTTCGCAGCAGCAAACAATTCATCGTCTGCCGGTTCTTACGGTAACTCTGCATTTGCTGTTGCTAATTCATCAGCATCTTATGCAAATAGTGGATTTGCGGTTGCTAATTCAGCAGCAAGTTATGCTAATAGTGCATTTGCAAAAGCTAATACAGACTTTACAAATATTTCAATAACAGATGGCACATATGGTAATTCAACATATTATCCTGTTATTACTGTTTCTGCAAATGGTAGAGTTAATGTTGTAACAACTCAAGTAGTAACTGACCCAAGTGCTATCGCATTTGCCATTGCTTTAGGATAAAATATGTCAAAACCAGCAACAAGAGCACAATTTAAAACTTACTGTTTGAGAGAACTTGGTTTTCCTGTTATCGAAATAAATGTCGATGATGACCAAGTGGAAGACCGTATTGATGAAGCACTATCATTTTGGAATGACTATCATTTTGATGGTCAACAAAAAATGTATATGAAACATCAAATTACGGCAGAAGATATTAACCGCCGTTGGATTTATTGTCCTGATGCCGTATCTTTTGTAACTGGTATATTTCCATTTGACCAATCAAACGCATCTATCAATATGTTTGATTTGCGTTATCAATTGCGTTTGCATGACCTTTATGACTTCACATCGGTATCGTATGTGTCATATGAAATTACTATGCAACACATTCGTACATTGAATTTATTGTTCTCTGGTACACCACAGTTTAGATTTAATCGTCATCAAAATAAAGTATTTCTTGATATTGATTGGACAAGAGATGTTCTTATTGGTCAATATGTAATTGTTGAATGTTATCGAAAACTTGTACCAGATACAGTAACAATATCTGGCAAAATTACATATACGGCCAATTCAAATACCATTACAGGTTATGGTACAACATTTGACCAAGAACTCATGGAAAATGATTTCATTACTTTAAATGGTGTTGACACAATTCAAATTTCTACAATCAACTCACCAACATCAATTACTGTTCGTGGTCCATTTGCAAATAGTGCGGCAAATACAACTGCAACAATTGCTGGTAACTCTGATGTTTGGAATGATAGATATCTAAAAAAATATGGTACTGCATTAATTAAAAGACAATGGGGAGCTAATCTCAAAAAGTTTGCTGGTATACAAATGCCAGGTGGTGTAACTTTAAATGGTCAACAAATATATGATGAAGCCATTGCTGAGATTAAGGAACTAGAAGAAGAAATGTATGTGGTTAATGCCTTGCCAACTGAGATAATGATGGGTTGATAATGAATGGCAACGAACTTTTACTTTAATCCTTTTCCGATAAATCAAATCACCAGCGAGCAATTGCTGGTGGAAGACCTCGTCATCGAGGCTATGGGTATTTACGGCATGGATGTTTATTATATGCCAAGGTCATCTGGTGATGAAGTAGATTTGCTTTATGGTGAAGATACACTGAAACAATATACATCAGCATACCCCCTTGAAATGTATCTTGAAGATGTTACTGGTATGGAAGGTGATGGAGATTTCATGTCCAAATTTGGACTTGAGATTCGAGATGAAGTAACTCTGTTAGTTTCTCGCCGTAGATTTTTATATACTGTAAATCAAAGTCGACCAAATGAAGGTGATTTGGTTTACATTCCAATGTTACAGAATTTCTTTGAGATTACTTTTGTTGAACACGAAAATAATCAAGCAATGTATTACACATTAGGCCGTGGTCGTGGCGGTAATGTTTATGTGTATGCATTGAAAATGAAACAATGGGTATTCTCTAATGAACTTGTTCTTACAGGTAACGCAGAAATTGATGGTCAAATTAGAGATGCATATCCAAGAACAAAACTTTCTTTGGCTGCTGGTGGTTCAGGAACATTTGTACCTGACGAAATAGTTTATCAAGGTGCGAATGTTGCAACAGCAACAGCTACTGCAACTGTTCATAATTATGTTTCAGGTTCTCAACTATTCATATATCGCACCACAGGAACATTTGCCTCATCTACTCAAGTTAAAGGCAATACAAGTGGTGCAGTATGGAATGTTAGTGCCACTTCCGACACATCTACAATGGATAATGCATTTGAAGATGTTATTGATAATAATCGTATTGAAACTGAAGCCGATGCTGTTATTGACTTCACAGAACATAACCCATTTGGTGAAGCATAATGTTAGGTAATGCACATTTCTATAATCGTACCATTCGCAAAATTGTTGTTGCGTTTGGTTCTATGTTTAATGATATTCTTTTGACTCGTTATTCAAAAGACGGACTTACTGCACATGAAATAACCAAAGTGCCATTAAACTATGGACCAAAAGAAAAATATTTGGTGCGTATTAATTCTGACCCAACATTAACAAAATCAATAGCCACAACCGTACCTCGTATGAGTTTTAACTTAGACGGTATGGCATACGACACAACCAGAAAACAACAAACAACATTACAGAATTTTGGGTTTAGTTCAGGAACATTTAAAACTCAATATGTTCCTATTCCATACAATTTTGATTTTAGTTTGTCAATCTATGTTCGCAACACAGAAGATGGTACACAAATCTTAGAACAGATATTGCCATTCTTCACACCAGATTTTACGGTCACCATGGATTTTATTGCTGACATGGACCAAGTTTACGATATGCCTGTGCTTCTGAATTCAGTAACACCTGAAATTGATTATGAGGGTGAATTGATGAACACAAGATTGATTATTTGGAATCTTTCATTTACCGCAAAAGCATACATTTGGCCGCCAGTTAAAACACCTTCTGCGGGCAAATTAATTACACAAGCTAATGTCAACATATATACCGATTCAACGAATCTTGATTCACAAAAAGTTTATGTTAACTTCAATACTGGAACTGGTGTATATACAACAGGTGAAAATATAACTGTTGAAACTCGTGGAGTTACAGGTAAAGTTTTATACTTTAGTAACACATCAACTGGTGTTCTTGTCTTAACAGATTTGAATAAGAAGATTCAAGCTAACGATAAAATAACTGGTGTTTATTCAAACTCAACATTTACTGTTACCCGTATTGATACTTCTCCAACAAAAGCTGTTGCAATCGTTGTAACGCCTAATCCGCCTACTGCCAACGGAAATGGTCCGTATGGTTTTGAAGAAACATTTACAGATTGGCCACAAACTTTAATATGAGCAAGACAGATAAAAAATTATCAGAAATATTTGATGTTGACCCAATTTCAAATGAAGTTGAGGTGGTAACACATACAGAAATTGTACCAATTCAATCTGAAGATGTAGTTGAAACAGATACCGATTATGCTCGCAAAAATATCAGAAACTTGATTGATAAGGGTAATGTTGCAGTAGACAATCTGTTACAAGTTTCAAAAGAATCGGAACATCCAAGAGCATATGAAGTTGTTGCTGGTCTTATGAAAACAATGGCTGACTTAAATAAAGATTTGCTTGAACTACAAAAACGCAAAAAAGATTTGCAACCTCAATTAAATAGTGTATCTAATGGTGGAAACATTACAGTAGAAAAAGCAGTATTTGTTGGTTCAACGGCAGAATTACTTAAACAAATTAGAGATAATAAATAGGTTACTATGGAAACATTAATTCAACAACTAAAAGTCATTTTAGGTACTAACTTTGCTTTGTATTTAAAATCTCATGGGTATCATTGGAACATTGAAGGTTCTAATTTCCCACAATATCATTCATTTCTTGATTCATTCTATAATCAAGTTTGGGAACAGACTGATGATATTGCAGAACACATTCGTAGATTAGATTCATATGCTCCAGGTTCAATGGAAAGATTCATTGAGTTGGCTGACATTAAAGAAGCTGTTGATATTGTACCATCTGCGATGGCCATGATGAGTGATTTAAAAAATGATAATGACCGTTTGATTGTTCACCTTCGTGCGGGTATTGTTGCTGCTGAGCAAGCAGGCGAACCAGCCGTTTCAAATTTTTTACAAGATTTATTAGGCAAGCACCAAAAGAATGCTTGGATGTTCCGTAGTATTTTAAAATAATATAAGATGAATAATCATGGGTATTTGGGAAAC